AAACGGACCCCCGAGGTCGAGGAGCGTATCATCGAGGGGCTGACTGATGGCGTGCCATTGCGCGTGCTGTGCAGGCAGGATGACATTCCCAGTTGGCGTACGGTGTATGACTGGATAAACGCAGACCCCTCCTTTGCCTCACGCGTCGCATACGCGCGCGATTTGGGCTTCGAGGCCATCGCCGAGGACATCCTCGACATCGCCGACGACACGCCGGCCATCAGCGAGCACGTGCAACGCAGCAAGATGCGCATCGACACGCGCCTGAAGCTGCTCGCCTGTTGGAGCCCGAAGCGCTACGGCAACAAGCAGGACGTCAGCATCGGCAACAAGGAGGGCGAGACCCTCAAGGTCCAGAGCAACGCGGAGAATGCTGCACTCACGTTGCACCTCGCCGAGGTGCTGCGCGACACGGACGTGCCGACGTGATCCATCGCCGCCGTGAGGCCGAGCTGGTGAAGCCGGGCATCAACATTATGTGGGAGCCGGTGGCCAAGGGTGCGATCGTCAAGACGCCGTGGTTCAGTTGGTACGTAACATGGAACCGGCACACGCGCCGCCTGAGCTTCGCCGTACCGCACGGCTTCAACTGGCGCGCACCCCTCGGCCCGTGGCGTCGCATCCGCGAGCTTGAGGCCGAGGCGAAGATCCACGCGACCGAGAAGTACGCGCTCAACCACGCGCTGCATCTGGCCAACGATCGGTACGACAAGATCCGCGCGGCCAATCATGAGCTGCGCGAGACACTGACACTCTACCGATCGCAATGACGGACGTCGCCGCGCTACTCGCTAAGCTCAGTCCCGAGCAGCGCGTCCACCTCGACTGGCAGCGCCGCTGGCGATCGACGGCGCGGCCGAACCAGATCGTCGGCCGGTCGAACTGGACCGAGTGCGGCTATCTAGCTGGTCGCGGCTTCGGAAAAACCAGAGTGGGAAGCGAGTGGGTGACACGCGCAGTCTTCGAAGATGCGAGCGGCTACGATAGCTGCGTCATCGCGCCGACGTATCAGGACGTGAAGTTCACCTGCTTCGAGGGGCCGGCGGGCATCCTGTCCGTGCTGCCGCCCGAGCTGTTGGTCGAGCACAACAAGACGGACATGATCATCAAGATGCGAAATGTTGCAGGTGGTGTGTCGACCATACGCGGCTTCACGGCAGAGAAGCCTGAGAGGTTGCGTGGTCCTCAGCACACACGGGCGTGGTGCGATGAGCTGGCCGCATGGCAGTACGACGAAGAGACGTGGGACATGCTGATGATGGGCATGCGTCTGGGCGACACGCCGCAGGTGCTCTGGACCACGACGCCCAAACCGAAGGAGCTGATCCGCAGGTTGAGCCTGCCGAAGGAAGGGCGCACCATCGTGCGCGGATCCACCTTCGACAACAAGGCGAACCTGCCCGACAGCTTCTTCGCCAGTCTGGAGCAATACGAGGGAACTACCCTCGGGCGTCAGGAGTTATACGGGGAGCTGATCGACCCCGAAGAGAGCGGCATCGTCAAGCGCAGCGACTTCCGCCTGTGGCCGGCCAAGAAGCCGCTGCCCGCGCTGGACTACATCATCCTGTCACTCGACACGGCATTCACCGAGGCGACGTACGACAAGAAGAGCGGCGACGCGGACAGCACGGCATGCGTCGTGATCGGCAGCTTCCACGACAAGGACAACGTCAGCCACCTGATCGTGCTCGACTGCTGGTCCGAGCAGATGGGCATGCCCGAGCTGATCAAGCGCGTGAAGAAGGAACTGAACGTCGCGTACGGCGACGATCAGGACGTCGCGTTGATCAAGCCGATGTTCGGCGGCGCGAAGCCAATAACGTCGGGCCGCAAGCCCGACCTGTGCCTGATCGAGGACAAGGGGAGCGGCATCAGCTTGAGACAGATGCTCGAACGGGAGGGCATCGACGCTTATGCCTACAACCCCGGTCGGGCAGACAAGCTGGCGCGCCTGCACATGGTCAGTCACGTCTTCGCACGCAAGCGGGTGTGGCTGCCCGAGAGCGACAAGTTCGCCGGCAGGCCGCGCACGTGGGTCGAGCCGATGCTTGCGCAACTGTGCGCATTCACCGGGCCGAAGAGCGTCAAGCACGACGACTACGTCGACGCCATGACACAGTGCGTGAGACTGTGCCTCGACAAGAGACTTGTTTCAGTGATAAAGGAAACCAAGAAGGTTGGGGACGATCGTCCGCCGCCGAAGGTTATCCAGAACCCGTACGGGCAATAAGGATTAGGCAATGATCGAAGACGAAGAGATGATGGAAGGCGAAGTCGTTGAGTTCGACGGCGAGGACGTGTCCGACGTTGAGGACACCGAAGACGGCGGCGCTATCGTCACGCTCGACGAACCCGGACCGGCCGCAGGCGACAGCGAGTTCTACGACAACCTCGCAGAGACTATGCCCGAACCGGACCTAAAGTCACTGGCGTCGAAGTTCCTCGAACTGATCAGCAAGGACAAAGAGGCGCGCAAGAAGCGCGACGAGCAGTACGAAGAGGGCATCCGCCGCACTGGTCTGGGCGACGACGCCCCCGGCGGCGCGCAGTTCAACGGCGCATCGAAGGTCGTCCACCCGATGATGACCGAGGCGTGCATCGACTTCGCGGCACGCGCCGTCAAAGAGCTTCTACCACCGCAGGGTCCGGCAAAGGATCTGATCGAGGGCGAAGTCACGGCGGAGAAGATGCAGAAGGCGAAGCGCAAGACGGCGCTCATGAACTGGCAGCTCACCGTCCAGAGCCAAGAGTTCCGCTCCGAGCTTGAGCAGCTCATGACGCAGGTGCCGCTCGGCGGCGCGCAGTACCTCAAGCTGTCGTGGGACGAGACGCGCAACCGCCCTAACTTCCTTGCCGTCATGATTGACGACATGTACCTGCCCTTCGCGGCGACCAACTTCTACACCGCGCAGCGCAAGACGCACGTGCAGTACCTGACGCAACTCGACTATGAGCAGCGCGTCGAGAGCGGCATGTACCGCGACGTCGACCTGACGCCTCCGGGCCTCGAGCCTGAGCGTTCAAGCGCCGACGTTGCCAACGACAAGATCGAGGGCCGCTCAGACACCAGCTACAACGAGGACGGACTGCGCACCGTGTTCGAGTGCCACGTCATCGCCGACGTTGAGGGTAACGGCAACGCGCCGTACATCATCACCATCGACAAGCCATCGAGCAAGGTGCTTGCGATCTACCGCAACTGGGACGAAGAGGACGAGAGCCGCGAGCCGCTGGACTGGTTCGTCGAGTGGCCCTTCATCCCGTGGCGCGGCGCGTACCCAATCGGCCTGCCGCACATGATCGGCGGCCTGTCCGCTGCCGCGACCGGCGCGCTGCGCGCACTGATGGACAGCGCGCACATCCAGAACATCCCGACGATGCTCAAGCTGAAGGGCGGCACACGCGGCGGCCAGTCGCTGAACATCCAGCCGACGCAGGTCGAAGAGATCGAGGGCGGCCTCAACGTGGACGACGTCCGCAAGCTGGCCATGCCCATCCCGTTCAACCCACCGTCGCCGACCCTGTTCCAACTGCTCGGCTTTGTGGTCGACGCAGGCAAGGGCGTGGTCCGCACGTCGATGGACAACCTCGCCGACCAGAACCCGAACGCGCCAGTCGGCACGACGCTCGCCCTGATCCAAGAGGGCATGACCGTGTTCTCCTCGATCCACGCGCGTCTGCACGGCTCAATGGCGCGCACGCTGCGCATCTTGCACCGCCTGAACGCGATGTATCTGGACGACGAGGACGTGAAGCTCGAGGTCGGCGAAGTGCTGGCCTCACGCGCAGACTTCGAAGGCCCGATGGACGTCGTGCCTGTGTCCGACCCCGCGATCTTCAGCGAGGCGCAACGCTTCGCGCAGGTGCAGGCCGTGGCGCAGCGCGCCGCCGCGCTGCCGGAACTGTACAACCAGCGCAAGGTCGAGGAGCGTCTGCTTGAGACGCTGCGCGTCCCGAACCCGCAGGATTTGCTTGTCCCGCTGGATGAGCCGGAGGCGCAGAACGCGGTCAACGAGAACGTCGAGGCCACGATGGGCCGACCGATTGCCGCCTTCCCCGAGCAGGACCACATCGCCCACCTCAAGACGCACCTTGCGTACATGACGAACCCCGCGCTCGGCGGCAGCCAGCTTATCGCACCGACGTACCTGCCGGTGATACTGGAGCACCTCAAGGAACACCTTGCGATGTGGTACTCGGCAACCGTGCTTGAGCTGGCCGATGAGACGTCCGGCGTCGACATCAAAGAGGACATGAAGAGCCTCGAGAGCGAAGAGGACAAGCGTGCACTCGACCGCATGCTGGCCGAGGCATCGCAGACCGTGGTCACCGACGCGGCCGAAGTGTTCGCGGCGCTGCCGCCTGTCATCGCGCAGGCCATGACGATGATGGAGCAGTTCGCACCGCAAGTGCCGCCTGATCCCCGCGTCGCCCTCGAGGGCCAGAAGATGCAGGCGCAGATGCAGCGCGATCAGGCGCAGATGCAGATGGACGCGCAGAAGATGCAGATACAGGTCCAGAAGGACCAGACTGCCGTGCAGATCGAGGGCCAGAAGATGCAGGCCGAGGCGATGCAGACGCAGGCCGAGATGCAGCTTCAGGCGCAGAAGCTACAGATCGAGCAGCAGCTTGAGCAGATGAAGCAGGACCGCGAGGACGCCCGCAAGTCGGCCGAACTCAACGCCCGCATGACTATGAACCAGCAAGACAACCAGACGGCCATGCAGCTTGCGCAGGCCGAGATCATGTCTGGCGAACGCATCGCGGTGTCCACGGGCACTGGGATAAACCCGAACCCATAAGGAACTTATTATGGCAAACAATGCAACAACCGCGACACCGAAGGGCCACACCCCGAAGGCAAGCGACAAGTCCATATCCCAGCACAAGAAAATGGCTATGGGCATCATGCCTCATCCGGTTAAGTCACCCAAGACACCCGCATGAGAATAGAGACCCTCCTCCAACGTCTCGAGACAGAACAGGCAGCGATGGCTGTTGAGACGCTGGAGAGGCCCTCCGGCAAGACCGAGTTCGATTATGGACGCGCCGTTGGCCTGTACGCTGGATTGCAGCGGGCCAAGGAAATCCTAATCGACATGGTCGCGGAGGACAACAAACGTGAATTTTAGGAGCACACATGCAGATAAATGGAAACAGCGTCGAGTTTAGTTACGACGGCCTCGACGAGGCATTCCCACCCTGTGACGCAGGCGTGAAGCCATTCGGCTCGCGCGTCCTGTGCCAGATCCGTACGCCAAAGACGAAGACGAAGGGTGGCATCATCCTGACGGGCGACGTCCGCGAGACGGAGCACTACAACACGCAGGTCGCCAAAGTCCTCGACGTCGGCAGCCTCGCGTTCAAGAACCGCAACACAATGGAACAGTGGCCCGAAGGGTCGTGGTGCGAAGTCGGTGACTTCGTCCGCGTGCCCCGCTACGGCGGCGACCGTTGGTCGGTAAAGACCGATGATGGAGATGAGGCCATCGTCGTAATCTTCAACGATCTTGATTTGGTGGGTAGGGTCACTGGTGACCCGCTTGCCGTCAAGGCATTCCTCTAGGAGCATGAATATGGCTGACAACCAACTGACAGAAAATGACGGTGAAGACGAGTTTGAAATCATCGAAGGCGAGGAACCCGTAGAGGAGGCCGCGACCGAAGAGGCTGACGACAGCGAGTATGAAGACGATGCTGACGAAGGCGACGAGCGGCTTGGCGACAGCGAAGACGACAGCGACGAGGAAATCACAAGCCGCAGTCGTAGCAACGTCAAGCGCCAGAAGCAGCGCGAGCGGCAGAAGCGCGCCAAGGAGCACGCAGATCGCGAGCTTGCCTTGCTGCGTGAACAGAACGATGCGCTACTGCGCCGCGTCTCTGTCATCGAGGGCAACACGCTCGCCAGCAACGTAAACGCCATCGACCAACGCATCGCGCAGGCTCAGGCCGACGTGAAGCAGGCCGAGGCGATTATCGCACGCGCAGTCGAGGCCGGTAACGGCGACGACGTGGCAACGGCGATGCGTCTGCGCGACGAGGCGCAGTACGAGGCGCAGCAACTGTGGCAACAGAAGCAGCACGTGGAGCAGGTCCGCCAGCAACACGCCAACCCCGGCCCTGACCCACGCGTAGTAAACTACGCCAAGGAATGGATGGACGCGAACCCATGGTACGACCCCAGCGGCCGTGACGAGGACAGCGCCATCACGAAGGTCATCGACAACCAGCTCGCCGCCGAGGGGTACAACCCCAAGGACGCCGACTACTGGCACGAACTGACCCGCCGCGTGGCCGCGCGCATTGGCGACGACGAGGTGGGAACCCGCCAAAGTCCTAGCAAACGCAGGGCACCCCCGACCGGAACGACGCGTGAGCACGCGCCCGTTTCGACTAAGAAAGAAATATACGTGACACCCGAACGAAAGCAGGCTATGATAGACGCAGGTATTTGGGATGACGTTCCACGTCGTAACCAGATGCTCAAGGCTTATCAGGCTTACGACAAAAGTTCGGCTCGCTGAAACAACGGAGTGAGACAACATGACAAATAGTACTGATGAGCGTTTGAAGAAGGAACTCGGTGTAGGACGGCAGTCGCGCGAGATGGAGGACCGACAGGTCATCGAAAATCGCGAAGTGACTGATGACGACCGGCTCGAGATGTTCCGGGCGCAGTTATTTAATGACGCACTACCTGATCTACCGAATATACCGGGATATCACATGTGCTGGCTCACGACGACGAACCCTCGTGACCCTATCCACCGTCGCATTCAGCTCGGTTACGAGCCGATAAAAGCGGCGGAGGTGCCGGGCATGGAGTTCGCCTCAATCAAAACCGGCGAATGGGCCGGGATGATTGGTGTCAACGAGATGATCGCGTTTAAGCTGCCCGAAACCTTGTATCAAAGGTTTATGCAGGAAGCTCACCACGATGCTCCGTTACGTGAGGAGAACAAGCTGGCCGAGACCGCAGAGATCATGCGGCAACAGGCAGAAGGTTCAGGCAGCACGTTGTTCGAGGGTGACGGTTTGATGGAGATGCGTGAGCATAACCCGCGCATTGGTCTTTTCGACTGATGACGGTTTCATCCATTTAACAAGAGGTTTAAGGCTATGTCTTCGGTATCACAACCGTTCGGCCTACGTCCTGTCTACTCGCCAAGCGGCACGGTTCGTCCTACCGCCTTCTCGATCCAGACAGGCTACGCCGTTAATATTTTGCAGAACCAACCCGTCCGCATCGCGCCAGCAACATCTGGTGGCGAAACGGAAGGCACAATCGTGGCTGCCGCTGTCGGTGCCGCTTTCATCGGCACCTTCCAAGGTGTTGAGTTCACGGACAGTGACGGTCGCCGTCGCGTGTCCAACAAGTGGACTGCATCGCTTGCAGCGACTGACATCGTTGCGTACGTTACGCTCGACCCAACCATTGTCTACGAAGTCCAGAGCAACGCTGCCCTGAACGTAGCCGACATTGGTAAGCAGTATGACTTCACCACCATCGGTACTGGTTCGACTGTTGTCGGCATCAGCCAGATGATGCTTGACGTCGCTTCGGCTGCTGCGAACGCTCAAGTCCGCCTCATCGGGATTACTCCCGGTCCCGACAACAACTGGGGTGACACGTATGTCATCGCTCAGGTCCAAATCAGCGAACATCAGAACGTCGCTGATAAGGCCGCGTACTAAGGAGGGCTTGAACAATGGCTACCCCAATGAGAAGTACAGACTTCCGTTCAATCGTTGAACCAATTCTTAACGAAGAGTTCAACGGCATCTACGATCAACGCGCTGACGAGTGGGCGCAGGTCTTCAAAGAGTTTAAGGGTATTCCCCGCAACTACCACGAAGAGCCTGTCCTGTTCGGCTTTGGTGCCGCGCCAGAATTGCCAGACGGCATGCCTGTCACGTATCAATCCGGCGGCGTGCTGTTCATCCAGCGCTACGTGTATCGCGTCTACGGCCTTGCCTTTGCACTGACAAAGGTTCTGGTGGAAGATGGCGATCACATCCGTATCGGTCAGACCTATGCTCGTCACCTTGCACAGTCGCTGATCGAAACCAAGGAAACCCTTGGTGCCAACATCCTGAACCGTGCCTTCAACAGCGCGTATGCAGGCGGCGACGGCGTATCGTTGGTCAACACGGCTCACCCAATCGCAACTGGTACGTTCTCGAACCAGCTTACGACGGCAGCTAACTTGTCGCAGACGTCACTCGAGCAGATCCTCATCCAGATCCGCAACGCAGTAGACAACAACGGCAAGCGCATCCGCTTGACACCTAAGAAGATCGTTTCCGGTCCTTCGAACGTGTTCCAAGCTGAAGTGTTGCTGAAGTCCGCACTGCGTGCAGGCACCGCGAACAACGACGTCAACCCCGTCAATTCGATGGGACTTTTGAGCGAAGGCCAAGCCAACCTTTCGCGTATCACCTCGACCACTGCATGGTGGGTACAGACTGATGCGCCAGAAGGCTTGAAGCTCGCTATGCGTCGTGGTCTTGAGAAGAGCATGGAAGGTGACTTCGAAACCGACAGCATGCGCTACAAGGCTACCGAGCGTTATGCGTTCGGTTGGACCGATCCACGTGGCGTATACGGTACGGCTGGCATCTAATTGGGTTGGGGGGCTTCGGCTCCCCTCCCTTCTCTAAAGGAGAAACTAAATGTCACAGACTACTTGGAGCGGACCCCTCGCCTCTGGCGACCGCAACGCAGGCGAAAGCGGCGGACCGAACATCGGCCTTGCCTACCTCAGCCAAACCGCGCTGATCAACTTCGACGCCACACTGGTGCAAAACGCGACGTTCAACATCCCTGCGTCTTCGCAGATTGTTGACTTCTACGTTGACGTGCTGACGGCTTACGACAGCGCAACGTCCGCGACGCTTTCGGCTGGTACCGCTTC